TCTTAACTTGATCTTGAATTATTTTATTTGTTAAAGTCTTTAACGCTGCTACGTCTTTTTCTAATTTTGCTATATCTTTATCTTGTTTCTTATCAGCAGAAGCGGACATAGGTCCCCTATTGGTACCTTCTATGGTTGCTTGTGGTGTACTATTTGGAGCTCCTCCCCAAATTAAAGTATTAACTCCTGCGACTGCTACGGTTTTTAAAGCCCAAGGTACTATCTTTTCAGCTGCTGTTCTTCCAGATGTTATACCTACAGCTTCTAATCCTCTTAATGCTGTTGCTTTAATTCCTGGTGCAGTCCATTTACTAAATCTTGGATCAGCACCTGATTTAATACCAAGAGTAGAAGCAAATCTACTTGCATATTTAGTAGGACCTGTTGCTAATAAAGTTCCTATTTCTTCACCTATAACTGCAGCACCTCTAGTGGCAACACCTGCTATTAAATTTTGTGCAAATGCCATAATTAATCGTCCTGTACTGAGTCTGGATAACTCTTAGCTAATACTAAACCACCATATTGATCAAATACTCTAGAGAAAGGATCATAACTTGCATAAGTAACGCATCTTAGATCTGATTCGTAATAACATATTTGATTGTTAATCAATTTAGGTCTAGGATTGACTAGATGCCAAAATGATCCATTAAATGTTAACAATATAACATCTTTTATGTATGTATCAATATCAGTTTCAGTAGTAACCCATGAATTTGTACCTATGATATTGACTGCTTTCCAATACTCACTACTATATGGGTAATTAGGATGAATATAAATCTTACCTATTTCAGCGTCATCTCCTAGTCTTTCATGATGTGTCTGTCCTAGTGCATTAGATACTATTAACTGAGATGCTGATTGTCCATATGATCCTAAATCAACAAAGGCTATTATTCCGCTATTAACATTAGATGTAGGATATAATGCTATACTAGGTAAAGCTGTACTATATCCAGATCCAGGAAAGTATCTTGTTAATACACAAGTAGTACCATGCTGTTCGAAAACATTGATATACTTAGTAGTATAACTACCACTTGCAGTAGCTATATAATTATCAGCAGTTGAAAACAATGGTAAACTCATACTATTCCTATATTAAAGAAAAGGGGAGTGGATGTCCTCCCCTTTAACAAAAGGAGTCTTAGCCTATTAACTTTGCACCAAGCTCAGGACGTGTAGTAGCCGCATCACCAGCATACCAAGCCATGAGATCGAATGCTCTAGCTGTTTTGTTGTCATCAACATCTACAGCAAGATCCTGCATGTAACCATAACCAATTGCTGGAGCCTTGAAGATTCCATTAACATAGTTATTAGTTCCACCACCATTAGGAACATTACTAGAGATAAAGCAAGGAATACCGAACGGTGCTCCTACATATCCATTTAGCTCACTGTAACCCTTACCGAAACCATTAACGATTTCAGCACCTGCATTACCCATAACAGCTGCATCACCAAGAGCTGCTCTTAGAGAAGCCCAAGCAGATGGATGGAATACTGCTGTAACAGTTCCAGGGAAGTCTGTAGCTTCCATAGCTGCAACACCACTTAAGAAACCAGCCTTTGTAACAGCTGTTCCAGAAGCACCAATTGTAGCTGCTGTGAAGTTAGAGAACTCTGCACAAATTAAAGCATCTTCATCTTTTGCAAGAGCAAGACCTAACTGATTTCCATAAGGAGCGAGATCAGAGAATGGATCTGCATAAAGAACATGCTTTGCGATCTGTACGTATACACCTCTTTCAACAGGAGTTAAAAGAGTACCTCTTGTACCCCAAGTTGTTGAACTAGGAGCTGTACCTTCAGTAAGAGAAGCTACTGCTACACCACTGAAAGAAGGGATTGTGATTGACTGAGCACCTTCAGGAACTTGAACTGAGTAAACAAGGTTTCTCATGATTCTGTAACCGTAAGCTGCACTAAGAGCTTCGGAGTTAACGACTGTTCCTACTAAGTCGTCCATAAATGTACTATTTGATACTGCCATAATAAATTTCCTTTAAATTTTACGACCCAATGCTAATCTGTATTGGTCTCGTAGTTTTGCCCTTGCCATAGGGTCATTCTTTGCATCCATTATTTTATTGGATGACAATGGCTGTGACATTGAATGAGGTTTCTCAACTGTTACTGGTTTAACACCACGCTTAGGTTGAGTTTGACTAGGTACCTGAGTGGATTCTGCTGCGAACTGTGGATACTCCTCGAGAAAAGCATCAATAGCTTTAGTAGCATCTCCATCTTTGTCAAGTTTGATGAAATCGGGATTAATCTTTAATCCACGTTTTGCAATCTCTTCTTTGACCTTAGCTCCAGTAGTCATTTGATGGATACTTTGTTCTAGAGTGATAGCTTTTGTCTCAGCTTCTCTAAACTTAGTTCTCCAACTAGCGGCTTCTTCTCTAAGTTCTTTTACATAGTCGGGTGAGAAAGCACTGGATCTACCTGTGTTCTCTGGTGTAGCATCTACTGCACCATTACTGATTGGTTCTGGCATCAAGCCCTCCGTTTGGTTGAGCCAATGGATCTACCACAGGCTCTGGTTTAATTGATTCATTGAAAACTATATTTGCTCTAACTGTTGCTTCTGCTTCAGCTTCTGATAATGTAGGATTTTCATTCAACATTACATCTATTGGAGTAAGAAGACCAAGAGCCATTTTCTGTTCTATCTCTGCCATATCATCTGCAAGAGGTAACAATGCCTCTTCAGGATATCTTACTTTAATTTCAGTGATCTCAGGCATATCATTCACAGCTAGTATCATATTCGCGAGATTTAACTCATACTGCTCATATCTAGATGACTTCTCTTTGAATACATTAACTAGAGGTGACCACTTAATCATTAACTGTTTACCTGAAGTAGCATCTGAATCACCAACTATGGATACTTTAGGTATAGAAGATGTCTCATAGAACTTCTCTTCTAGGTATTTGATTGTATCCATGGACTCTGTTATCTTTGGTGTAGTAGATAATACACTTGCTGTTGCTCCAGCAGGTAATGATATAGCTTGCCCAGGATGTACTACAAGACCCTGACCATTCTCGAATCCCGTTACTACGATAGGTGACGCTGATTGCATCTTAGTCATGTACCCAACGTTAGTTAACATCTGATTAATGTTAGCATTTAACATAGTTAACATCGTAGTTGGAGCATGTCCAAGATACTGATTGTATACTTCCTCACCTTTGAATGCTACAAATGGTAAGAATCCAAATTCATTGTTCTGAACTGTCATTCTAATACCATCCTTGTACTCTACTATGGAATCATTAGTCCATATCTGAGTGTCTAGGAAGCGTTTAGCGTTAGGATCCTTAGGGTTGTTACCTTCTAGAGCTATCTTAATCGTAGTAAGGCATATAGCCTCTATATCTTCTTGGTTACTTTCACTTTGAATAACACTAAAATCTGCTGCATCAAATATTCTAAGATAGGTATAACCATCTTCATCTATGCCAACAAATACTAGTCCAGTACCTGTTAACTCAGCTGCAAGGTCTACATTGCGTAGAATGCGATCTATCTTTAAATCAGTGTATGCCTGTTCCAGAAAGGATACAGACTCGGCAGGTCCAACAAACTCTCTCTGCAATTCTCTATTATAAAGTAATGATATCTTCTTCTTAACTACTGGTGCTGTTAAATTAACAACTATGGGATCTACATCAGAGTTAACCTGTTTAACATACTGTAATGTTCTATCATAGAAGAAGTCTCTGTTCTTGAGACATAACTCTCTACGAGTCTTCTCTTCCATGGACATATTATATACTGATGCTTTTGTTTCAATTGAAGTGGGTGTTGTGTCTCTTAACATATTCTTTCCTATTTACACGCTTCACATACGAAGGGTGGTTTATCCTTAGGTGTTGAAGACATGAATGGTTTGTGGCAAACGCCACATCTCTTAAACACCTTAACTCGTTTATCTGCTAAATAGGAGACCTGCTCCACGTCCTTAGCCACATACTTGGCTGTATCGAATCTATTAACGAAGAAGTATCTGACTGAATCACACATGTGGTCATGAAGACCATCCTTTAACGCTTCTTCTTTAGATGTGCCATTAGCATTCGTATCATACTGATAACCTGTATGACTACGTATAGTTTCTTTGCACTTTTTGCATACTTTGAAACGTCTAACGCCATCGCAATTCCTTATATAAGAACGTACTTGTGCTATTCCTGGTGCTATCTTAGATGCTTTGTTTTTGATCTGAAAGCCTGCTGCTCTCATCATATCTACTGGAGATGCACCACTAGAGAGCTCGTAAGCCTCTCCTGCAGGGTCACAGTAGTTCATCTTAAGATCGCTTACGCTATAATTATACTCCTTTAGCCTATCAATTATCAAGTTAATAATATCTGTCATCTGAGTACGGTTGATATATATCTCATCAAACTGGATAACTTCTTCAGTTAAACGGTTAACTGCCATAAAGCATATTGCACTTGGAGCAGCAAATCCAAAGTCTAACCCTAGATGAATATCATACTTATCTAGGCCGGGGATGAAGTCCTCGACTATGTTGTTGTCGTCAAAGTCGTTATATACTCTTCCCGCTTTCGTAACAAACTTTGCCATGATCTCCTGATCAAACTCAGTCTGTGACATATTTGCCTTAATATCGGCAAGTTCTTCCTCAGTCATAACAATAGTATTAAGAGTACTGGGCCAGTGATACTTACTCCAAGTATCTAGTTGCCAGATAGTATGAAACCAATCACCTATACCATTAGGAGTTGATATAAGTACTGCAGAACCCTTAGTATCTGCAAGAGCAGGTCTTATTACTTGCCATATCTCGGGCTTAATAAAGGCTGCTTCATCTAGTATGCAGAAGTTGATCTTTCTCCCGCGTAATGAATCAGGGTTATCCCCAGATTTAAACACCAACTGACTGTTGTTCTTGAACTTAATAGTTAAATTGCTTAAGTTAATCTCATCTATTACAGGTTGAAGAACATCTATCATGTTATTAAATTCTTCAAACCCTACTTCTTTAGCTACCTTATAGCTAGGAGCAATCCAGTATACCAACTGTTTAGGCTTGCTCAAACAAGCCTTAATACACTCCTGAATACACATCTTACTCTTACCTACACGTCTCCCACCAACAACAATCTTCCATCTAGCCTTATCAGCATGAAAGTCTGCCTGATATACATAAGGTGCGTAAGGTATAACTCTAGTTCCCACTAGGTGGTATCTCCCACGTAAATGAGATATTCATATCTGCAAGATTAGCTCTAAGTTTCTCGACTAGTGCTATGTGATCAAAGTAGATACGCATTGCAGCAGGATCACCTGACTTAGCTCTTTTAACTAAAGCAGCTACTACATCAGGTTGTGTGTTACGGAATAACTCTTGAGATCTTACTAGAACTGATTCGCAGAAGTCCTTACGTGTCTTCCAGTTATAGATGCTGGTCTCTGATACTCCTACTATCTCCGCAATCTCTTTGTTAGTCTTTCCACCTAGTGCTATGAGTTCAATAGCATGTATTTGTTGAGCAGTAAATACTTCAGCACTTATTTGTGACATAACGACTCCAACTCTGATAACTTACTAGAAGACTCTAGATACTTCGATTTAATTTTGGATAATTCTTCTTTGATACTTAACTGAACAACTATAAGCTCATCAAGAGCTTTAAGAATATCTGGCATAGTAACCTCCTGGATTAACTACATATATTATACTCTATTACACCTAAGATATCCAGCTGCCACTAAGGCAGCTATGGAGAAAGATACCAACTATCACAACTACATAGGTGGAAAAGAATTAATACTCAACTATGTGGTATAGATACAGTTATGGCTGCATTAAGAATTTCTTAAGTATCTTAAGGATTGTAAGTATCTTTCTTCATTGGGCCTTAGCGGCCCTGAAGTACTAGTTGAACGTGATAAGCCAGGTTTCATCTCTGACAACTTATAAAACTACTATGTGATATTACTTATTACTACTCGAGTTACGTACTTCGTGAAACGTACCACCTCTAGGTGGCTGAGTAAACTAATAAGACTGAGGAGTCAGTAGTGACTTTATCTCAGCTAAATCCTCACCCTGGCATTGAACGATTGTGAGGTTATTCTTAACACTTATATGATTGTTAATATCAGATGCTTCGTGTCTTATGCTATTACTAAAAGAAGTAGGGTGTTTTCCCGCGTTTTCACTAACGGTACTGGCGAATAGTTCTTTTGCTCTAGGTCTGATCATAGAAGGATTAACTTTCATATACCTTAATTATACTGTATTATGGACTTAAAATCAATAGTTAATTGTATTTAATTTATAGTTAATATCTATTTAATTCTAGTTAATTTTATTTAACTATGGAATTGAATTGAAATATAATTATTATAAGAGTATACTATAGACATAACAAAGGAGTTATCATGAAATTAAGAACAAAATTCTGGTTAGAACAAAAACCAATGATCGAGAAGAAGATTCAAGAAGGAATGAACGTAAGAACTATCGCAAAAGAGTATGGAGTTACATTTCAACGACTATACCTTGTCTGTGAAGAAATAGGAATAGATATTCAATACTACTTTGATAAAAGAGTAGCTGAAAGAAGAGAGGTAAGACTCAGAGCTAAACAGGAAGCTGATAGACTTCGTAAAGAAGCTCATAAACAATGGTATCTTACATATTGGGCTGATTTACACGGCCGTAGACCTCGTAAGAAGGCTTATCACAATCAACCTACAGAAGGTGTGGCAGAGTCTGTCCTAGAGGCTCGTAGACGCACTCAGGAGTATAATAAACGTAATCGTCTTAAACTAATGTGTAGAAGAGTATTTAATCATGCTGTTGATATGGAATGGATAGTTAAAGGAGTATGTTCAGTATGTGGGTCATTAGATCACATCGAGGGTCATCACGAAGATTACTATAAACCATTCCAAGTAATTTGGATATGTAAACATCATCACCATCAACTATATCATAGTGGATCAAAGCATCACCGATCTAAGTAATCTCTTAACCTATCTAATAAGTTATCAACGACCAGGGTTTCTTCCTTGGTCGTTTTTAATTGTGCTAAACATCTATAGATGATAATAACTTCAGTTTCACTAAGGGACAGTAACATGGGTAGTATCCATTCTAACTACCTGAGAGTGGACAGGAGATACTGTAAACGATTTAATTACCATAGGTGCAAGCATCATAAGGACACTAAAGATAGCTCCTCCTAGGATCCCCCACATAGCACTTCTAACCTTTAAGCTATTTACATCTAGTAGGAGTGATTTAACATCCTTCTTAACTTCAGCCAACTCATCTATGATCATTCTCTCGCAGTCGTTCATACTTACTCCTAATTAACTCTTACCATATTTAAATTAGTTAAATAAAAATCTAAATTGGTTATTTTCCCATCTATATCTCTTGCAAAAGATTTTACATAATCACCTGATACAAGATTGGCCATGTAACTTATATTTACATTTTTAATAATAGGATATACACCATTTAACTCCACACTTTGGGCAATTCTTTGACTTTTACTACCAGCAAATAAGTTAATCGAAAATGTAGTAGTTGCAGCATTTGGAACATAAGTATAATCAGCCGATATTCTATATAATCCTGATGCGGCAGAACTTGTAATATTAAATCCACTAGGCGACAATGCTATCCCACTAGTTGCAAATGCTTCTGTACCAGTTGCAGAATAACCACTTATTAGAACATAACCACCACCTGATAAATCATAAGTTGGTGAAGTGGTAATCATTACTACTTGTGCGTATGATGGAATTGGTATTTGTGCTTTTAATGCACCTGATACGTTATCTATTTTTGTATTGAGAACACCTGAACCAGTAGACCAACCATTCCATATTGTACTGTTACCACCATTAGCTGTTATAACCCCAGAAATATCTAATGCAGAAACTCCAGTACCAGCATAACCTATAGTAACATTACCACCTAACGGGGATAAGGCTAATGTGGAATATCCTGCAGCTGCTGCTGTTTGAATTCCTGCGACGCCACTAGATAATACACCTACACCTATGTAAGTATTATTAGCAACACCACTACCATATGCTATAAAAGCTCTAGTAACAGAATTTGATTGTTGATAGATTTTAGGTCTTCCCGCGATTTCTAATCTTTCAGTAGCTGCTCCACCTACTGGTCCTAAAGCTAATGTACCACTAGAAATTAAAGAACCTGTTCCTGTATACCAGGTTCCAGTAAGGGGCGTACTTCCATCTTTCTTTAAGTATAAACCATTAGCGATTCCACTAGCTGTTATAACAGCAGAACCTGATGCATTTACTATAACTCCAGATAAATTTAATAACTCTGCAGCCACAGTCGTATCATTATAACTAATAGCTGTTGCTGGATGTGAGTTCGCTGCATCTCTATTAATTAATAGACTATGATCTGTTGGTGAAAGAGGAGATGTAGGAACACCTGTTTGTACATCTCTAAAATCAGCAGCTTCAATAAAATCGCCAGTAGGAACTCCAGCTGTTCTTCGATAGATTACACGATATATCAACTTCCATTCAGCAGTAGATAAATTTATAATAGGTAAAGTTGCATTTCTAGCTGTTGTTAATAAATTATCATTATTCTGACCAACTACTACATAGATTGGTTCTTCTAAATCGTTAGTTGCATATACCCAGTTTGTTGTATATGAATTTAAAGATACATCTGCTAATGTACCTGTCCCATCATCATATTGAAGATATGTTCCTGATGCTCTAGCAG